AGACGCTTATGTATGCTTGAAATTATCTTAGAACCTTGTTCAATTAAGGCAACTGTTGTTCCAACTGGTGCTTGAGAGTTCACATCTGCAACTTTTGCGTCTGCAACTTGTGCAAAACGTCTACCAGAGTCAACAACAACACCTAAAAGTTGTGCTAATGTAGCTGATGGCTCTTTATATGGCAGTGGGATGATGGAATTTTTGAGATCTCCGCCTGGGACATCGATATCTCTGAACTCACCAGGATTAAGAGGCTCGTCATCATTACGAATACGAACACCCCTCGATTTAAAACCTGCTGGAAGATTTGATAAAGTACCTGCATCTATTAATTGCCTCAATATTGATGTGGCTGCACGAGACAAACCACCGATTGTATGTAGTAATCCAAGACCATAAAACCCAAAACCGGGTAAAAATTTAAAATGTACGAAATGTTGTATCTTTCGTCTTAGTGGGTCTTGCTCTCTAAAGTTTCTAGAAATCGATAGCACTTTTCCAGAATTTTGATCAATGGTGACAATATAAGGGAGCATAATCCCCGAAGGATTCCCCTGAATATCCATGTCTTCAAAACCTTCCAAGTCCAAGTCAACATGGCATTCCAGTAAGGTGTAAGAGTCATCAGAATAATTTGGACGTAATCCCAACAACTCGTCAGAACGCTCTTGAATATCTCCTTGGTTTTCGTCATAATCTGAACTAGATAGTTCGACATCTCTATATACTCCTGCTACTTGTAGTTTTCGAATATCATTATATGTCATTCTAACTACATGAGTAACCCTCTCTGCTGTTCTTAAATCACTAGCTGAATATGGTACAACCAAATCCTCTGCTGGTACAAACTTAGAAACGGCTCTCTGTTTTGTTTCATCAAAATAAACTTTTTTAAATGTAGAACCAGTTAACGGCAAATAAAATAACATCTGGTCTGTATCTGGGTCATACTCTTCCATGACCTCTGTTATTTGGTAATTCATAAAATCTTCTACACGCTGAGCTTGTGCTTCAGTTTCCGAGGTCGGTGCACCAAGGATCTGGGTCTTTACAGGTCCTCCACTTGGTAACATCTCCTTGTAACTTTGTGCTTGAAACTGGGTCACCGCTTCAGAGAGCAACGGATGAGTTACACCACTTGCTCCTAAGAAAGGTTCACTTCGGTCTTCATAATTGATCCCGAGTAACCCCAAACCTTTGGCAATCGCCTCTTCCCAATCTTCTCTAGACTCAATATCCTCACGGAACTTGGCTTGTATGTCTGATGATAAGTCTCCCAAAACTGACTCATCAAGAACCTCTGCGAGATTGGCATCATGTCTGTATTCTTCGGTTTCAATTTCTAGTGCCTCTTCTTCAGCAAGTTCTACACCCTCGGGTAAATCATTTAAAGTTTCTGGTAAATCAATTTGAAGACTATCTTCTTCGGGCATCATCTGCCCTCCTGCTCCCATCGACTGTTCTACCATACCCGCTATTTGTCTAGGTTCTATTGCCATTATGTGATCCTTGTGGTTCGTTTCTTTTCTGGAAGTAGTATGTCTGAGAATCTATTAGTAACAGTAAATCCTCCCATGACTTTTTTAGTAGGTTTGTTAACACCCTCTTGTATTTGAAGAAGAAGATCCACGCCAAACGGATCTAGTTGCTTTATTTCATCTTTTGTTAAATACTTATCTAATTTATGTTTGCCAGTAAAACCGACCACTTTACCTTTTGATTTCTTTTTGCCTGCCATTAGTACGTTCCTTTAAATGTTCCGCCACGATTTTTCATTACACCACCCATATTCATTTTTTTAGTAATGTCACCTTTAGGTAAGTTTTTTGCTCTTCTATTCATTAATGTACCTAGTTTTGGAGTAGGTTTCTTAGGACCTTGTTTTACACCTGCATCAGGATATTGTTTTTTTAATTCTTTTAGCTCATTCTGATAAATTTTAGCAACTTCTTTAAAATAAGCTCTGTTCTTTCCTTTAGTTTTTTCAGCTTTGTCCAAAGCATCATTTATTTTCTTTTTGGTGATAGTTATTGAACCTGCACCTTTAAATCTATTTACCTTTTTTTTATCTGACATTAGTAATATTCCCTTGCTCTTCTTGGATACCAATTCTCTGGGATTTCTTCGCCTTTTAAATCGATAAAGCCACCTTGTCTAAAACGCATGATAGCCATTGTCATACTATCACAATAGTCATCATGCTCTCCATTCGGAAAAGATGCAACCTCTTCTATCACATCCTCTGCAAATTTTTCCCCTTCAGGATACCATACTTTACCAGATTCGAAAATAGGCGACACAATATGCATTCTCATAGTTTTATCTATACCCCCACCACCTCTTCGTCTGCCAGGACTAAATGTAGTGACAGGCAGATTCAATAGTCTTAACTCGTCTGCCAAAGGTTGTCCACTTGCTTTTGCCTCAATCAACATCATATCGGGTTCCCAATATTCATTTTCTTCTATCGCAATCTGCTTCAACTCTGGAAAACTCCATCTGCCTTTTTTCGCATCTAACATTATCAAATGTTGATCACCATCTTCTTTAGGCTCAAAAACTCCCCAAGTTGTAATCGCACTATAGTCGGCAGTCTCTTTTTTACTATAAGCCGTATCGTAACTTTGAATTATATAATCTAGTCTCGGTGTATCGGGTCTCTCCCATAACTGCCACCAATCCCTCTTGATCATTGCAACGGCTTCCGAGGTCGGATTTTGTTGCCACTGTGCGTTCCACTTGACCGGGGACAGTGATGCCTTGACCTTTAACAATTCATCCGTTTGCCAAAACTCGGGCCATAAAGGTTTATCATTCGGTAGTATCGCTGGGAATTCTATAACCTCCCATTGATCTGCCATAGCATCCATTGCCATATTCTGTATTAAACGACCTGTCAGATCTTTCTTCGACCATCTTGTCTGCACAATGATGATGGTTCCCCCCGGTTGTAATCTCTGCCGTGGACCAGAAGTATACCACTCATATGTATTATCATAAGCAACCGTGGACAATGCATCTTGTTCCGAGTGTGGATCATCAATGATCAACAAATCGGCACCACGACCAGTCATTGCTGCACCCACCCCCGCTGCAAAATATTCCCCGCCTCGGCTAGTCTCCCAACGACCTGCCGCTTGGCTATCCTGTTTCAAGTCCGTCTTGGGAAAGATCTCTGCATAAATGGGATCGGCAATAAGATCACGGACTTTCCTTCCAAATCTTACAGCAAGTTCCGTGTTCATGGTAGCCTGTATAATTTTTAATTTAGGATTACGGCCCAAGAACCACGATGGCATTAAATATGACGCTAATTCTGACTTCGAGTGTCTAGGTGGCATGTTGATTATCAAACGCTTCAAGTTACCCGATGCAATGTCCTCGAGCTTTTCTGCAATAATACGATGATGTCTGCCCTCTATAAATCCCTCGTATACATGTTTAGCATAGGCAAGAAATTTAGTTTGAGCTAGTTCTCTGGTTTCAAGTCGTCTCTTCTGTTCTTCCAGTAACAGAACTTCTTGTAAAACGTCTTTTGGTAATACATCTAGATTCATGCCCAAACAATAATATATTTAAATGAATTTATCAATCATTGTAATTATTAGTATATAAGTTACCCTTGCCCCGTGTTTTAGGGGGGTGCCCCCTCTTGTAACAGTAAAGTTGTTTACCTTTTTGTTTTAGTAACCCTTTAAAACATTAGCTTCGCAAGCTCCACTAATAAATGCTATCGCATTTATAGTTCTGCTAACAAAGCTAATGTTTTCCGAAATTTTTTTAGGGTTGCAAAAATGTCACACTCTGTGACATTTTTACCACAGGCCTTGGATCAGAAAACTTGATAGGTAGTATCAAAAAATATAATAACAATCTGCTTTACTTATGGGATTATCTAGGATACAATGAACTTGGGAATAATCCCTTAACCATAGCCAAGGAGGACACTATGTCTTATGCTATACAAGATGCAATCGAAGAGTGCATCGATGAGAGAATTGCCTCTCAAATTGAAGATGCTATCGATGATAGCACAGAAGTTCAATCCATCAAGGGAGATCTTGAAGAAGTTCAATCTGCGATCTCAGACTTAGAAGCTAAGTTTGATGGTGACTTTGCCGATGTGGTTACTCAACAAGTTATTAAAAACTTGACCACAAAATTGGTTAATTCTCTTGATGATGGTTACGTCATGGTCAAGAAGTCTTATCTTAATGAACTACAAACCAAAAAGGAGGAGGGCTAGAACTGGGGGCGAGAGCCCCCTTTTCCCTTTATAAAATATGGAAAAAGATTATAAATTAATGTATTTAAGAGGCGAGTTAATTGGTCTAAAAACTGCAATGGTTGAATTAAAAAATCATGAATTAAAATTGACCGAGGAAACAATAAGACTTGAAAATAAAATAAAAGAAATGGAGGAAGAAAATGGATAGACAAAGAGAACTAGAAGAAGACTGGTGGTATCATTACAATGCTAAATGTGATTACATTGCAGAACTCAAAAAGGAACATGAAGATCCTTATTGGGACTGTGATCACAAAGGAAGAAAGCCAGATCATCCAGATTATGAAAAAGATTAATCAAGTTTCCTTGGTGGAAAGGGAGAGTTTCGGCTCTCCTTTTTTTATTTATTTTAAATGTTTAAAAGTCAAGATCGCAAACTTCTTAAAACAAAAGCCTCGCAAGGCTCGTTTTTGTTTTTGTCAAATTTTTTTTGGGTTGCAAAAATGCAACAGTGTTGCAAAAATGTCACATGTCAAACAATAAGATTTGATACGCAATATCATAAAATATGATGCAAGAACCAGGTTTTTTTATTGACTATTTCACAATCCCAGAATATCCTATAAAGAATAATTAACCAAAAGGAGGACGAAAAATGACTAAATCTGATTTAGAAATTGTTCAAGAAACAATGAAGACATTAAATCAAATGTGTAATGTTAATCATGACTATTGTAAGACTATCAATAGTGAATTAATTAAGTTTGTTGAAATAGTAAAGACTATTGATGCACGATTAAAAAAACTGGAGGACTTAAACAATGCATAAATTATCAAAACATGAAAAGTTACAAGCTTTTAATTATGCCGAAAGGCAGTTAAACGATTTAATGTTTCAGAAACAAGAGATCTATTCTATTATACGTCATGTTTCTTCAAGTGGTATGACAAGACATATAAGCTTTTTTATTATCGATAATTTAAAAGAACCGAATAGAATAGTATTCATTGATAATTTAATTTCTGATTATTTAGATTATAAACCGAATTCAAGTTATACTGGTTTAGTGGTTCGGGGTTGTGGTATGGATATGGCTTTCTCGGTTGTAAATCATTTACAAGTTAAAATGTCACATTCAGAAAATACAGACTTTATAGATTATGATTTTAGGTCTAGAATTATCTAATACAAGGAGGCGAAAGCCTCCTTTTTTTATTTCAAAATGAATTCCTTAATTTTCCAATTCGCAAAATTTTTTTAAATTTGAAACTCGCAAACTCCTTAAAACAAAAGCCTCGCAAAGCTCATTTTTGTTTTGCCAAAAAATTACAAGTTTGCAGACATTGGGTAATCGTATCATGAACCAAGAAACTTGGATGATCTAGTCCACGAACCATTGAAATTGCTACTTGATAACCATCAAATAAAAATGCATTAGAGGTCAAAGGGTCACGAACCAAGATAAAAGAAATATAATTATTGTTGAATATCCTTAAATGTGTTGATATTTGGGATTTTTCTAGTTTAATCCTATTTCCTTTTATAGGTGCTTTTAATTCAATAAATAAGGGTAATTGATCATTAATTATAATTAAATCTGGAAAACCAGAATTATATTTATTTTCAATTTTTTGTATAAAATCTGATTTTTTTAATGTTGATTTTATTTGCTTAAAAAAGTTTTTTTCATTTGACATTTCTGTTATAATTTCCCATAATTACCTATACTTAATCGGAGGGCAATATTAATGTTAGTTACTACAAGATATAAAAAGAATATACACGAATTAAATGATTATCAATTTAAAGTTTTAAAACCAAGTACAAATAAAAAACTTGGGAAAAAAGTTTTAAAAGGTACATTTAAAGACTATAAGTTTTTAACATTAACATTAGTAGAAAGAGAAACTTGCCCAAAAGATTGTTTTCATTGGGACGATTGTTTTGGAAACAATATGCCATTCGCACATAGAATGAGTAATAAGGACGAATTACTTTTAACTACAAGAATTCATAATGACATAAAACAATTAAATGGTAAAAAAGCATTAATAAGATTGCATATACTAGGCGATTTTTTTAATGTTGAATATGTTTGGTTTTGGGATTTAATGTTAAAGTTATATCCTAACATTGCAATTTATGGATATACTGCAAATAGTACATCTAGTAAATATGAAACTAGTAGAAATATTGCACAAGCAATTTTAAGTTTAAGAATTAAATACAAAAAAAGATTTTCAATAAGATATAGTAATGATCTAAAACAAGAATTTTCTGCAAATTCTGAAGAATTACAAAAACCCCAAAAGAATAAATCAATACAATGTCCCGAACAAATTGGATTAACCAATAGTTGTGGTAGTTGTGGTTTATGTTGGGAACAACCAAAAAGACAAGTTATTTTTAAAACCCATTAGGAGGAAAAACAATGGTTAATAAAAAATCAAGTTATCCATTATTTCATGAATTTAAAATTATGAAAATTGGGAACATTTTATTCAATACGAATGTTGACGATATCATTGACGAAGAGATTGAAGAAACAAAAGTATTATTAAATCAAGTAAAAGATATTAATGAAATAGTGGAGGTATGATTGAGTATTTACGAACAATTAAGAAAGATAATTAATAACAATTCATGTTGGCAACAAGACAATGTAAAGATTGAATTGCTATGGAATATTCTTTTATCGAATGACAAAAGGAGTTTTAGGGAATATTTCGAAGAAGAACATAATGTTGAATTATATGATGCAATGACATTCAAAGAATTATTAATTTTATGTAATCAATACAATGTGGGAGGTAGATTTAAATGAATGATTTAATAATTGATATCGCTAGATTAAAGGCAATACAAGAAAATGTTAATCAAATTAATGGAATGTATTTAACTAAGAAAATACTGCAAGAAATGATTAAAGAAAAAGAAATAGTAATAAACAATTTTGAAAAAACTTTAAAAAAGGAGGATTGCAGACAATGAGCAGATTGAAAGACAAATTACTTGAGGTGGAATTATTTGTTGGAGAACAAATAGAAGACTACACAAATGAACAAGTAATCGAAAAAGTTCGCAAACGATTTGGATCGCAGATGTATGTTCAATATGCAGAAGAATTGCTTGAAGAATTTAGAATGGAATTAGATTTGATAAGGAGGTTTTCATAATGAAACAGAAACGAATATTTGAAAAATTACATGATGTAATAAGTTCATTAAATGAAGAAGTAAATGATTGGAATAAAAAAGGAATTAAAAAGATAAGTTTGCAGAACATGATAAATGATCTTGAAGTTGTTGATGCAGAATTACATGATTTAATTCCACCATCAATAGAAGGGGAGGGAAGTTTTGGTAATCAAGACAATAGAGTTTGTATGTTCTATGTAATTAAGCAATTACAAGACATGATTACAGAAAATGATGATAGACAAAAGATACTTCAATTAACAGAATTTTATAATGAATTAGTTTTTAATCTTGGAATAAATACATTAAGAAATCATACGAATGATTGGGAGGATAGATAATGATTACATTAGAACGATTAAAAAATGCAGTAGCAGATATAAAGGCAAGTGAAGAAGAATGGATACTAGATATTGAATCTAATGAATATCAATGTATGTGTGAGGGTTTAGATATGCTTGTTAGACATTTTGAACAATTAGAGGAGGCAGATAATGGCAAGTGAATTATATCATCATATTCATAGAAATAAATTATCTAAAACTGTTACTTGTGATGGTTGTGCAGAAATGTTTGATGAATGTGAAATAGACTTTAGTCATGCAGATTATTTTAGGTGCGAAGATTGTGCCGAAAAACATTCTAAAGAGGCTTATAAACTTTATTGGGGAGATAAAAAATGAGTGGACATAGTTATGATACTGAATGCCCAAATTGTGGGAATGAAAATTATATGATTAGTGAGGATTGGAAACCATTTGATACAAGAAGTACATTTTGTTTAGATTGTGGTTTTCAAACTTATACTCATACTTCGTTTGCAAGTTTAGAGGAAATAAATATTGAGAGATCAGAATTTGATGATGGGGATGAACAAATGTATGCCCCATTATTAAAAAGAGCCGAACCCACAGAATGGGCAAGGCATAACATGAAATATTATCTGACAAAGGAGGACACAAATGACAGATAAATTTACAAAACCAATATTAAGAAATCTTAGAATGACTTTACAAGAAGTGCTAGATGCAGAATGTAAAACAGATAAGATACCTTTTAAATTTACTCTTGGTAATTGTACTTTTGAGGAAGACCAAGCAAAGTTTCAATTGATTGTTACTTTCAAAGGTACAACACCTCAAGACATACAAAGAAAAAAAGAGTATGAGGATCTTCAACAAATGGCAAAATTCTTTGATATAGATTTGTTAAAGAAACACCCTAGGTACACTCTTGTTGGTTACAAAAGTAAAGCAAGAACAAAACCTTGGATTATTACAGACAATCAAAGAAGTGGAGAGTTCATTATAACTGATGATCAAGCAAAAACTTTGTTTGGTAAAAAAGATGTTAATGAATTTATTGAAAGACAAAGGGAGGCACAATCTAATGCTTAAATTAACTTTAAAAGATCTTTGGGATTTAAGAGAGTGGGTTGATCAAATGTATTGGGACTATGATCGATTGAGTAGAAGTGGTCAAGATACTCTTGATAAGATCGCCAAAAAGATTGGTCTTGAAGATAAGGAAGATGCTAATAATAAAATTTATGATGTGATCGACACAATGGATGTTGATAAATTAAAAAGGGAGATTTTAGAAAATGAGAAGAATTAAACCTAAAGCAATTGAAAAGTGGAGGGCACAAGGTATTCCTTGTGTCCCACGATATCATTTTACAGAAGTTCCTAACAATGAATATGGTCGATTGTTTATTAAATGCTTGAAGAAGTATTTAAATAAAGATGGATATTATATCACTGTTAGAGGACAACATTTAAGAAAAGATGTTGATTGGAGAAAACATCAACATGGTCAACCTCAATATGCATCAACTCATCTTAGAGTTTATATTGATAGGAGGAAAGAAATATGAGAGAGCAAAAACCTTGGACTAATCCTCTTCATCACTCCCAGGAAAATCAAGCACAAGATCATAAACTATTAGAAATGTCTAAAATTTTAGAAGATTACATGGAACATAAATTTGATGTCATTACAGATAGCGAATGGTTTGCAGATTTAGTAGAGGAAAAAATTCAAAAATTATTGGAGGAAAAAAATGATTAAAGAAGTTTCTTTATGTAGTGGGATCGGAGGTTTTTCTCTTGGTTTCGAATGGGCAAAATTCGCAGAACCAGTTATGTTCTGTGATTTTGATGAATGGTGTAGAAAAGTTTTAAAAAAGAATTGGAATGATATTCCAATTTATAATGATGTTAAGGAGATCGCAAATGACCCAAGAAGATTTATTTCAAACAAACTCAACAAAGGAGAAAAATGGGTGCTCACAAGTGGATACCCATGTCAACCTTTCTCCGTCTCGGGAAATCGCAGAGGCGAAGAAGACCCTCGGCACATCTTTCCGTACATCCATAGAATTGTTGAACAAACAAGACCCACTTATTGTGTTTTCGAAAATGTTTATGGGCATGTCTCAATGGGACTTGACGAGGTTCTCTTTGAAATGGAAAGGATCAACTACCATACGAGGCAATTTGTTGTTTCGGCTAGTAGTGTCGGAGCGAGACACAAAAGAGACAGACTCTGGATCATCTGCAAAAATGTGGGCGACACCGAATACAATGGATGCTCTACCTCCGAGATCGGAGGAAGCAACCAAGAAATTGCAAGAGGGTCACAGAAAAGGTCGCAAGAGACCGAGCAATCTAAGGGAGCAAGTGGACAAGAAGACAATGGCTCTTTACGAAACAAACTATCCGACACCGACAACGAAGGGTTTCGGTCATGCCTCGGAGGGGATGACATTGATCTTCAGAAAGAAAGTGGAGAACGGAGAACTGACGGAACAAGAGGCTCAAGCAATGATGAACGGAGTAACTCTGAGACCACCAAGAATGAAGGAGTGGAAATATCCGACACCGAATGCAGGTCTAGTCAAACACAGTTACAACGGGAATCACGAGTATTACAAGAAGAGACTCAAGGACGGCAGACAAGTGGACTTGGCTCACAAGATATTCCAAGAGGAGGGAGACGGCAGACTCAATGCGAATTGGACAGAGTGGCTAATGGGTTATCCTATTGGATGGACGAACCTCGAGGAGTCCCAAGAGTCACAGTCGATCAAAAAAACAGACCCCAAAGATTAAGGATGTTGGGGAATGCAATAGTTCCCCAAATAGCAATGCAAATAGGTTTAGCATTAAAAGAAGATATGAAAAATTGATCTTACTTGACTTCCTAGGAATAATAATGCTAAAGAGAAAAGGCACGGAGCAATATCAGGAATTGCTTATGTTTGGTCGGAGAGTTTTGTCCTCCCCTTATCCTCTCCGACCACCTTAAAATCACCTTCAATAAAAGCAGACGGATGTTGTTTTCTAATCTCTGTGAGTCTTGCTACTATTTCTTCTCGAGATAATTGATCTAATTGATGAGTTGTTTCTCTTCGATCTATAGTTAAGCCTCCAAGTGCAGAGCGTATCTTCTCGGCATTGATCGCAGACGAAAATTGACCTTCTGCCTCTGCTCCTCGACTTAAATCATGTAAGCGTTTGAGTTGACCAATAAGCGTGACACCATATTTCTTTTCTCTAATCTCTCGGAGTTCTTTAAGATGTTCAGTAACCAAAGGAAAATCTTTACCATTCAACAAAAGACTTGCAGTCTTGGCTGCCTGTCCTTCGGAATATCCTGCTCTTCTTGCACACTCGGCATTACTATAAATGCCTTCACAAATAAGTTTGCAGAATTCTTTTTGTCTGTTTGTAAGGAACTTTTCTTTTGCCATAATCAAAATATAATAAGTTTATTCTCATATTTTTTCAATTTAAAACCAAAAAAAATGTTTGCGGCTTCATCTTGTCTGTATCAAAGTGTACTGAGTGTATACAAAAGTGTACTGAACTATTTTAAGTATATCAACAGTTACAGAAGATATTATACACTTATACACTTATACACCTATTTTAAAAAAAATAAAAACAAAACAAAAAATTATGAGAGAAACAATATAGAAAATTAATATCGCTTGACTTTTATAAGATAATTTAGGAGAATTAAAAAAAACTTAGGAGTAAACTGTGGAAAATCTAGATAGAAGAATAGATATGCCTATGGAAGAAGCAATTAACAGAATGGAAAGAGTAGTTTCTGATAATTGTGAAGATCTAAGAAAGATACAAGGAGGCTACATCTATGCAGACGAGTTGATGACTGCATGGAGAAAAATTTTGAACGAAACTAATTTGTAGATGTTCAAAGCTATGATATTAATTTGCTCCTTGGTTCATGTATCGGGAGACGAGATGAGTTGTTTTCAAGTTAATGACACACTTGCTCCATACGGATACGAAACTGAAAAAAAATGCAGAGTTAGGATCAAAGAGATGGCAGACATGATATCATCGGCAGTTCCGTATCCACATATAATTAAATATAAATGTGAAAACAAAACGAGGAGGACTAACTTTGATTAAGAAAAACAATTTTGCGATGAGATCTGCATCAGAGCAGATAAGAAGAGATCATTTAAAATTAAAAAAAGCTCAAAAAAAATTTGAAGCTGACGAAGATTGGGGTTCACAAAACAGTTTGAAAGCAGAAAGGGAGATTGAATACGGAAGAGTGTTTCATGAACCGACAAGATTGGAGAGTGGATCAACTGAGATAGGAAGGATAATGGGAGGCAGTAGAAGAGGTATGCCTCAAGATAATGTAAAATATTCATATAGAAAAGGAGGACAAAAGTGAGACCGAGCACAATAAAAAAGGTAAAGAAAGCAACAAGAAAAAGATATGATACAGAGTTTATCAACTACAATAATGCAGAGTCACATTACATAGAGCTCTTTACAAACGTAAAAAGAACAATAAAAGTTGAGGCAACAACAGAAAAACAAGCGATAGAAAGAGCATTGTACAGAGAAGAAAATAAAAACTCGTGGGAAAATCTTGGGTATGTGTTTGTTGATTGTGATTACAACATAGTTAAGGAGAAGGATTATGAGACTTATAGACAGGATCATAAAAAAATTCGAGGAAGAAGCAGTAGAATTCGCATCCGTGGGAATGGAAGAAGAAGCACAACAGGCTAGAAAACAAGCTTCTAAATATACTGAAATGAAATATAATGGGCACACACATTCAATTAGATCGGAGATAAAAGATGAATAAAGAAATGGAATTAGGAGAAGATTGGGAATATGGTCCCAATGGAGAACATTTAGAATATAAAACACACTGTTTGCCGAGATGTCCCAGGTGTCAAGGAACATTACAGACTGTTAATATACATGGTCATGAGCAATGTGTTTTGTGCCATAGTGTTGTGGACGATTGTTGCCAAGGCTCACAATTAAAATGAGTGACAATGTAATTAAATTTCCATATAAAGTTAAGAGAACAGTTAAACCTGTACCTATGGTATGTGAGTTGGCTGCAAAACAATTTGAACAAGTTTTAATTGTAGGGACAAATTCAAAAGATGGATATGTTCAAATGATTACAACCATGAAAGACCCAGCCGAGGTGCTTTGGCATCTCGAGTCTGCAAGATTTGGAATAATGAATGGACTTGAAGAGGAGGAGAATGATGAGTAAACAAAATGGAAAAAAAGACTTACACTCTAAAGATAGAGATAACGTCATCCCTTTTCCCAAACCATCCACACCTAGCCGTAGCCGTAGCGAAGAGGATGTGGGAAGTGGGGAGAGATACACAATCCATTTCGAACCAGATTGGGACGGATGGGGAAACGATCCAGAAGATAGCTCGGCTTGAAGGTTGGAAAAGGAAAGAAAGAAATTCTCTTGATGGATGGAGAGGATATTGGGGACCTTTCTTAACAACAGAGGAACAGAGTGAACTACCCGAAACAGATTTTACAGGAACAGATGATCCTCGTGCCGTGCAACGAGAAGAACCATACAGAGGAAAGATAGCAACGACAAGATCTGCAAGTTCATCGCTAACACTTAATGACTACATATAAGGGGACTATATGCAATTCAAATACAAGACCAAGCCTTATGCTCATCAAGAGGAGGCTTTACAAAGAAGTCATGACAAGAAAAATTTCGCATACTTTATGGAAATGGGTTGTGGCAAATCAAAAGTTTTAATCGATAACATTTATTGGCTATGGCAGCAGAAACTAATTGATACTGCAATTATAGTTGCACCAAAAGGTGTGTACATGAATTGGAAGAACAATGAGATACCGATTCATTTGCCCGATGATATGAACCCCGACATATATTTATGGAAAGCTAATGCCACACGGAATGAAAAGAAAAAATTAGTCGAGGGTGTAGCCAAGAGAGATAAGTTTAGAATATTAATAATGAATGTAGAGTCATTCGTTACAAAAAAAGCACCCGGGTTTCTTGAATCATTTACCCACAGAAGTGAATTCTTACTTGCCGTTGATGAATCAACAACAATCAAAAATATAAAAGCGAAACGTACAAAAGCGATAATGAAATTTGGTGCGACTGCCAAGTATAAAAGAATACTGACAGGCTCTCCGATAACACAATCGCCTTTGGATTTGTATTCACAATGTGCTTTTCTAAATTCAAAACTTCTTGGATACGATAGCTATTGGTCTTTCCAAGGTCGGTTTGCGATAATCAAACAACAAAGAATGGGCAGTCATAGTTTTAATCAAGTTGTTGGATACAAAAACTTAGATGAGTTAACACAGAAACTAAAACTGTTTGCTCACAGAACAACAAAGAAAGAGGCTTTGGATTTACCAAATAAAATTTATACAACAAGACAAGTTGAATTAACTTCCACACAACAAGAACATTATGAAAGTATGAAGAAAACATCAGTGATCTTTTTAGAAGAAGGAGAGATGGTCACTGCACCCGAAGTCATGACAAGATTGTTGAGATTACAACAACTGCTTTGTGGCTATCTTGTTAGTGACGATGGAGAAACTGTAGAACTTGCTAATAACAGAATAAAAGTCATGATGGAAGTCATAGAAGAAATGGAAGGCAAAGTAATTATATGGTCTAGATTTAGATATGACATAAAGAAAATTAAAAACGAATTATCTAAAACCTATGGATCGGGTTCCGTGGTTACTTATTATGGAGACACCTCACAAGAAGATAGAGACTCTGCCATAGATAGATTTCAAAACGATAAAGACACAAGATTTTTTGTAAGTAATGCACAAACTGGGGGCCGTGGTATAACTTTGACTGCTGCCTCAAACGTAATTTATTACTCCAATGATTTTAACCTGGAGTCTAGAAAACAATCAGAAGACAGATGTCATAGAATAGGTCAACACAAACCAGTGCTTTATGTTGATTTAGTGTGCCCCAACACAGTTGATGTACACATAGTTAAGTCCTTACTACAAAAGGATAAAATAGCAAATAAAACATTAGGAGAGGAAGTTTTAGAATGGCTAAAAATTTCAGAGCAGAAAAACTAACAGGAACAGCTGGAGAACTTTTTACGGCTTTCGAGCTAACAATGCTTGGAGTCAGTTGTGATTTGGTAAAACAAGATGGGACAGATTTGATAGCGATCAAAGGTCATGGTCTTCCCATAGCATTAAGAGTAGAAGTAAAAACATCAACTCACACAAATGAAAAGTATAAGAAGAACAAAGCTGGTATCGGTGTTGGAAAACAATATAGTTTTACAACAAGTAAAGGTAGTCCCAAGAGAGCATACACAAAAGAAGATTGTGATATTTTAGCTTTGGTTTGTTTACCTTTGAGAAAAATACAATTCTTACCTGTGGGTATGGTTAGAGGTATAACAAAAAGAATACATAAAGACACATTCATAAACGACAGTGGTATCACAGAAAGATCCTGGAAGTATGCAGTTGAAAGATGTCTTTGGGAAAGCAGTCGTGCAATACAACAATGTGAGGCAGATTTAGATTTTGAAATCGATGGAGATAAATATAAAAATAAATGAGAAATTATTTGACATTATATTAAATCATAGGCATAACAATTAAAAGGGAGAATTTTATGGATTCAGAAAAATGGAAATCAGTAGCAGTGCCAATCAAGACTTGGACTATGCTAAAAGAATTGTCGGAAGACAATGATAGGTCAATAGGTGGTCAGATTTCTTTTCTAACAAAGCAAGAATTTTTGTGGAAGAAAAGTCAGACGAATAATATTGACAATATAAAAGCTAGGGGTTAAAACCTTAGAACCAGTACCGAAGGGTATAAACTTTAATCTAGAAGGAGAGAATGATGAGTGATGTGTTTTCACTGTTTGAAGAAGAAGCTGCCAACCCTCAAGCATTTGATAAGGTTGGAGAAGATGGTACTAAAAGACTATCTTCACTTATTAGGCAAACCATTGACCTTGATAAACAGGTCAAGGATGCCGAAAAATATCTGAAAGACTTACAATACAAAAAGCGAACCATTGATGAAGAGGACATACCATCGTTAATGGAAGAACTTGGTGTTGAAAGTCTGACAGTTGATGGCAACAAAATTTCCGTAGATAAATTTGTATCTGCTCGTATCCCCGAGCATAAGAAGGCAGAGGCTTTTGCTTTCTTACGTTCTATTGGAGAGGCAGATATAATTAAGAATGAAGTTGTCGTTCAGTTTGGAATGGGTCAAGACAATGTAGCGGGGGCCGTGCTTGATGATTTATCAAAGCAAGGATTAAATCCTGCACAAAAAACTCACATCCATCCAATGACTTTAAGAACATGGGTAAAGAACAGAATTGAAAATGGTCAAGAGGTCGATTTCGATACGTTTGGAGTCTATGTTGGTAACCGTGCAAAAATAAAAGGAGGTCAGTAATGTCCCAAGCAGTAGCACAAAAAGCAAAGACAGAAGTAGCAGTATCAGATCTATCTTCATTACTTGAAGAAGAGGCTGGTGCTGGTCTTGAAAACTTCACAACTGATGATATGCAAATTCCTTTCATAAGGATCTTACAAGCATTATCACCACAATTAAACAAGCAAGACAGTTTGTATATAAAGGGAGCCGAACAAGGCGACATATTCAATACTGTATCGCAACAAGTATACAAAGCAGATGACGGAGTAATTGTTGTACCTTGTTTCTTTGAAAAGAAATTCCTGGAGTTCGCACTTAGATCAAGTGGAGGTGGTTTTATTAGAGAACTATCTGCCGATGATAAAGATATAACTCTTACGACTCGTGAAGGTGCGGCAGAGATTTTGCCATCTGGTAATGAGTTGGTAAGGACACATCAACATCTTGTACAAGTGATGGATCCCGAAACTAAATTAAGTTCTCCAGCAGTTCTTGATATGAAAAAGACACAGTTAAAAGTGTCTCGTAGATGGAACACAATGAAGAATGGTATAAGATTACCTTCGGGTAAACCTATGCCACTATACGGAACTGCATGGTCAATCAAGACCATTGCAGAAAGCAACGATCAAGGCAGTTGGTATAACTATAAAGTTGATCGTGTAACTGAGATAACAAAAGAACTAGAGGCTATGATGTTAGAGGCTAGGACTATGTATCAAAGTTTTAGAAAAGGGGAGATTAAAATGGCTGCGGCTTCTGCCGATGAAATGTCATCAAATAAAACAGAAGACGAAATACCGTTTTAATAACTAGAGCCGTGGCTACGTCCTCCAAGTCACGGCTCTTTTTTTTTGGAGTGAAGAGTGAATTTAGCAGAAGAATTAATGAAAGCATTTGAAGGCTTTCGATCAGCACATGGTCAGACAGAAGTGTCAACTCAAAGAATGGCTGGCAAACAAAAAGCAAAATCTTACATTGTAAGAAATCCATTAACATTAGAATTAGTACAGAGTCACATAGATGGCAAACAAGGTGTCGGTGCTATACCGATTAACGAAGAAAATAAATGTAAGTTTGGTGCTTTAGATATAGATCAATATCCTCTTGATCATAATGAATTAATTGATAAATTAGAGAAGTTCAATGTTCCGTGCATCGTATGCCGTAGTAAATCTGGTGGTGCACATATTTTTTTCTTTTTTAAGGAGTGGATGAATGCGAGTGATTTTAGAGACAAGGCTGCTGAAATATCTGCTGCTCTTGGGCACGGCAGGTGCGAAATATTCCCAAAGCAAGAACAGGTTCTTGTCGAGCGGGGCGATGTGGGTAACTTCATTAATTTGCCGTATTTTGACTCGAGCCAAACTTTCCGCTATGCGATCATTAAAACAGAAGGAACGTACAAAGATGCAACTCTACAAGAGTTCATTGAAGAGATACAAAAAGTCAAAACCAAACCGAAAGATTTCTTAGAGATACCTATTGGTGGTAAGGTAGAGCTTTATCCTAATTATGTTCCGTGTTTACGTTCACTACTATCAATGGGTATACACGAAGGTGGCAGAAACAGAACTGCATTTCATCTTGGAGTTTTTTTACAAAGAGCTTTCCCTCAAGATTGGAAGTCTAAATTAGAAGAGCATAATGCAAGAGATTTCACACCTCCTTTATCGGCACAAGAAGTTGTTGCAATACAAAACACATTAGAGAAAAAAGAATATCAGTATCTTTGTAAAGAAGAGCCAATGTCTTCTCACTGTAATCAAGGTGTATGTAGAAGTTTAAAACATGGCATTGGTGTTGGATCTATGCCTACCATCAGTGGACTATCTGTTATCTTATCCGAGCCTAGACTATGGTTCGTGGATATAGGTGGGAGAAGATTAGAATTAACAACAGATGAATTACAAACTCCGAGACTATTTCAAAGAGCATGTATGGAACAATTAAACTTCATGCCTCCTAAATTAAAAGATAGTTTGTGGGAAGAACAAATAAATACTTTATTAGAAAATTGCAACGAAATAAATGTGCCCGAAGAACTTACATATAAAGGTCAGTTTATCTCTTTACTAGAAACATATTGCACAGGTAGGGTACAAGCACAAACTTTTGAAGAAGTTATGTTAGGTAAACCTTACACAGAGGCAGAAGAAAGCAAGACATATTTTAGACTTGAATCTCTCATGGAGTTTATGCGACAGAAGAAGTTTGATAACTACACAAGAGCACAAGTTCAAGAAAGATTGAAAGAAATAAATAATGGAGATTCTTCTTCTATAAAAAATTTCAAGACATCATCAGGTACTTGGAAGTCTGTTAGAGTTTGGAGTATTCCAGAATTTACATCAGAAGTAGAAGTAAATAATGTACAAATAGAAGCAGGGGAGTCACCGTTCTAATGGAAGTATTGATAGCTTTTTGCACAATTATAGTTGAAGAATGCAGATACAAAGGTGGCAAAGGAAAATGTAGTTTTTGGAATCCTGGAGTGGTTTTTAAAGACATGGAAGAATGCAACAGAGACAAGAAACTTATAGAAGATTATGTCGTTGAAGAGTTGTGGAGAATACATCCAGAGGCAGTAAAGATATATGCAAAGGGAGCATGTATGTTAAAAGAAAAAGATAAAGAAAATGATTAATAATGATGAGAAGCACGATATTTGTGTTGAAGTTTTATATGAATATTTAAATGCTTTTCAAGTTACTGAAAGAGCCATGAGAAAATTACCGGGACCTATGACTAGAAAAGAAAAAACAGAATTAGTTTACTATCAAGAAATGGTTAGAAATATAAATATGGTTATAGATCATGTAGAAAATAAAACCGAATCAATAAATTATGATTGGAATGCATGATGGAAACAGCAATTTTTGGGCCACCTGGGACAGGCAAAACAACAACTTTAATTGACATAATCAAGAAATCTTTGAAAGAAGGGATGGATCCCACAAAGATTGCCTTCATGTCATTTAGTCGTAAGGCGGCAACTGAAGCTAGAGACAGATCTGCTATCGAACTTGGTTTAGATGTAAAACAAATGCTTTACTTTAGAACATTACATTCACTTGCATTTACATGGTTAGGGCTGGATACAAAGAAAGTATTCAAAGGATCTGATTATCACGATCTTGGTAAACTTGTAGGACTAGAATTTAGATCTGCTCCTACTGTTAGTTTAGAAGAGGGACCTTTATTTCAAATAGGAGCTGGTGGAGACAAGTATATGTCTCTTGTACAGATGGCTAGAGTAAGAGAAGTATCTCTTGAGCAACAGTTCAACGATGCCTGGGATAGCACATTACATTGGCAACAATTAAAAGTATTAGATAATGCATATCGTGATTATAAAAAAGCGAAGAACAAACTAGACTTTGTTGATATGATAGAAAAATTTATAGAGCAAGGAACGTCTCCTAAGTTTGATTTACTTATTATAGATGAAGCACAAGATCTTGCACCTCTGCAATGGAGAATGGTGAAAGAAGTTTTAGTTCCTAATTCTAAAAGAGTTTATTATGCTGGAGATGATGATCAAGCTATCTATACTTGGATGGGTGTAAAAGTTTCTGACTTTTTAAATTCATGTGATGATAAATTATTCTTAACAAAATCGTTTCGTGTACCGAGTGCCGTGCATGATTTCTCACAGAATCTTATAAAAAAGGTCTCTACCAGACAAACGAAGAATTGGCAACCCACCAAAAAAGATGGCACAATAACATGGCATCGAGATATACTAGACGTAGACTTAACTAGTGGCGAATGGTTGGTACTTGCGAGAACTAATTACATCACAAATAAAGTATGTAATCGTCTTAAAGAGGACGGATATCTCTATTGGAGAGAGGGCACTGGTTGGTCTATTTCCCCAAATGTTATTAACGGAATAGAGGTATGGCTTAAACTATGCAAAAACCAAAACTTGTCTACAGCAGAACTGAAAAACTTCTCCAAGATACTGAGCCCGAATGTTATATCGAGATCTGGAAGAAAGTTGATGTCCTCCCTAGATGCAGAACAAAATTATACTCTAAACGACATCATAGAGAAATGCAGTTTGAACGCATCACACGAGACTCCGTGGCAGAAAGTCTTGAAAGTATCGGATCAAGAGACTGCATATATAATGTCAGTGAGGAGACGAGGGGAGAGAATTTTGACAGGGACTCCGAGGATTCGGATATCGACAATTCACAAAGCAAAAGGTGGAGAGGCGGATAACGTAGCTCTACTTCTTGACTCAACCAAAGCCTGTGTAGAAAGCTTAGATCAAGACTCTGAGATAAGGACTTTTTATGTGGGGGCAACTCGTGCTAAAAAAACATTGCACTTAATTGAATCAAATGCATTACATAGGTTTAACATATGAAAAAAGATAGAGAATTTTTTTTAAGAGAAGCAGAGAAATTAATCAATGGACAGAGAGCCAAAGAGTATGGGCCTGCTAAAAAGAATCATCAACGTATAGCAGATATATGGACTATACTGTTAGATAAAAAATTAAATGGTGCAATCACTCCAGAAGAAGTTGTGGCTTGTATGATAGGAGTCAAGGTAGCTCGTCTTGCCGAGGATATTTCAAAAGATGACTCGTGGACAGATGTTATTGGCTATGCAGCTTTAGGTGGAGAAATTATAAATGACAAATCATAATCAGTATCATTTATTAGATCAAGATATTAAAGATGTGTCTTGGGGTAATGTGGATTCAGATTGGGAACCACCTCAAACACTCCCAGATCTATCTCAATTTAAAACAATATCCATAGACTTAGAAACCAAGGATACAAATCTTTTAACTCTTGGGCCTGGGTGGACAAGAAAAGATGGACACATAATAGGTGTAGCTGTTGGGGCGGGAGATAGTGCCTGGTATTTTCCAACAGGTCACAAGGTCGGTAACATGCCAAAGAATGCTGTATATGGTTGGCTAAAAAAACTTTGTGCAGATAAAACTATAACTAAAGTATTTCACAATGCATTGTATGATTTAGGTTGGCTAAGAGCCGATGGTATAGAGGTAGAGGGTAAAATTATAGACACTATGATAGCTGCTCCTTTACTAGATGAGAATAGAAAGTGGTATAATCTTAACTCTCTTGCTCGTGATTATCTTGGAGAATACAAAGATGAGAAACTACTAAAATCTGCTGCAGATGAGTTTGGTGTTGATCCCAAGTCTGGTATGTGGCAACTGCCTCCTAGATATGTTGGGAAGTATGCCGAACAAGATGCTTTGATAACTTTAAAACTTTGGGAAAATTTAAATAAAAAAATAAATCAACAAGAATGCACAAGTATTTTTCAACTAGAAACAGATTTACTTCCAGTGCTTTTTGAGATGAAAACAAAGGGTGTTCGTGTTGATGTAGACAAAGCACAAGAAACTAAAAAACAATTAGCTAAATTAGAAAAGTCACTTGTAGAGGAGATAGTCAAAGAGACTGGTGTTACGGTTGAACCTTGGGTCGCCACATCTGTAGCAAAAGTCTTTGATGCTGTGGGCCTTCCGTACTCTCGCACAGAGAAGTCCGGGGCTCCCATGTTTACAAAACAATTTCTTGCGAATAATCCTCATCCAATCGCACAAAAGATTATAAAAATTAGAGAAATAAACAAAGCTAATACGACATTTGTTGATACAATTCTTGAACATTCTTATAACGGTAGAATACATTGTGATTTTCACTCCCTTAGATCTGACGGTGGTGGCACTGTTACAGGTCGTTTTAGTTCAAGTAACCCCAATTTGCAACAAATACCTGCACGAGATCCTGAGATCAAAAAATTAATTCGTGGTTTGTTTATCCCGGAGGAGGGCCACAAATGGGGTTCTTTTGATTATGCATCACAAGAACCAAGATGGTTAGTACATTATTGTGCCACCTTGACAGGCGTAGATAAGCATCCACAGATTGACGAAGTTGTTAAAATGTATCACGAGGGCAATGCTGACTTTCATCAAATGGTTGCAGACATGGCAAACATACCTAGAAAACAAGCCAAGACAGTTAATCTTGGTATCATGTATGGAATGGGTAAAGCTAAATTAGCTAACGTCATGGACATAGAGGTAGAAGAGGCAGAAAAATTATTAGAAACATATAATCAAAGAGTTCCTTTTTTAAGATCTTTATCGGAAAAAGCCATGACTCGTGCAAAGGATCATGGTGTTATTAGAACTTGGTTGGGACGTAAATGTAGATTTGATATGTATGAGCCAGTGTCGTATGGATTTAATAAAGCATTACCAATGGAGGAGGCTATAAAAGAGTATGGCAGTAAAGGAAGAATTAGAAGAGCCTTTACTTACAAAGCATTAAATAGATTGATTCAAGGGTCAAGTGCTGATCAAACCAAAAAAGCTATGGTCGAATGCTACAAAGAAGGACTATGTCCTACGTTAACTGTTCACGATGAACTATGTTTTAATATTAAGAATCAAGAAGAAGCTGACAAAATTGTAGAGATCATGACAACTTGTGTTCCAGATTTAAAAATACCTTTTGAAGTTGATACTGCCCTCTGTGATAATTGGGGCGAAGTAGACTAGTAGGTAGATTTTGCATACAGATCGTGTAGTTCTGATATCGGATCTTGCTCTGGCTTTTCATTTTTGAAAACTTCGTATGCATGAGATCTAATATTTGATCTGTGAAGACCTATATCTTTTAGTGTTGCATCATCCAAACTATTCAAAGCTGTAATTGTTCTTCCTATTTTAAAATTATAAAACCATTTTTTTAACATTATATATCCTTTTTTAATAATAAAGCTTAACTCTGCATTTTTATTTATAAATTATTTCTATAAGACAGAGAAGACACTAAAAATGAAAGATATTAGTGTTAAAATAGCAAGAATTGAAACTAAGCTAGGTAGGATAAACACACAAAAACAAAGACTATTCTAGGGTATAATCACACACGGAGGATTTGTTTCGGCTCTGTGTGGCGATCTGAGAGGCTCTTTTTTTAAGTGACTGCATAATTTTGGTACGTTTATCATCAGATAGGTGTGACCAAACAGAAATTTCACTTAATGTTCGAAAACAACCAATACAAACACTATTTTCTATTTTGCATACGTTTAGGCACGGGCTTACAATACGCTGTGATCTTTCTGTTCTTGTCATCTGGATATGGAATCTCTGGTTGTTTGTTTAGTTTTCTGGCGAAATACAGACAGTCATTTACATTATCAAATGTTTGACTCTGATTAACAACAACTGTGCCTATCATGTAAACTAAAGCAAACTCTATCATTCATCTTTTGTCTTCCAAAAATATTCATCTGTATCACCAAGTCTGAACTTCTGTCCATTTTCAACTTGGTATTCCATTGTACTCACTTTGAAGTCTGGTTGCAATGGCTTGTCTGGAGTTAGTGAGTTATCATACACACGCATTCTATTATTTGGATATAAACAAAATTGCCCATTACTTAGTTCTATGATGTTATGCGATTTGTGTTCTGCTGGTTTCTCACTAGTTGAAAAATCAACATGATCTGGATCAACATTATAATTATCTAGTGTTGCTATATATTGACCCGTCAGTGTTCCGTGGTCTCTGGTAAATACTTCAAAGTCCATTGACCCTATAAATTGTTTAGAAATAGCGACCACGCCATAATCCATACAATTCCAAAACTGAAGATTGTAAAGATCCATGTCTGGAGTCGGTGTAACTGGGTCAGAAACGAATGCAGAAATAGGTAACTTGTCATACAAAGCACCATAATCAGGAAGGTAAGTTTCAAAATAAAAAGCTCTACCTGGAATAGATTTAGCAGTGACCCAAATGCCTTTGACAAATTCTCCATGACCATCCTCATGATCTCTTAAATATTCTCTTCGCACCCATACATCTATGGATGGTAAATTGCATATTAGTGTAGACATTAATGCAATGTTTCCTTTGGCATTTCTTTTAAATCAACTAAAGGTTCAGTCATGTAACTGTCTTGATAGTCTCCAAAGAAAGTATGATTTCTCATATGTGTTTCTTTGACAAGTTGACCATTTTTAATTTTTAAAACAATAAACTGTTGCATGATAACTGTATCTTCATCTTCTTTTTCTATAGCTTTTTTAAACGGACCTTCTTTCATCATACAATCCCTTTCGTATATCCACCTGATCTAGTATATGTTAGCACATCTTTTCTATTTGCAGTATCATTTACATAAGAAACATGCACCCATCCAGAGTTTGGCTCTATACCATCCCAACATTCCAATATCAACTGATCAAAATTTAAATTGTTTTCTATGTACTTTGCGAGATCATAATTACTTACACCATATATTTCTATATCTGCCGCTTCTCCATCGCAGTGTTGTGAGGTAGATTTTGAGCCAATCGCTTCACACAAGGCAGGACTGCGATACCCAGAATTAATCATAACTGGTTTACCAAAAGCAGTTCTAACTCTTTCTAATATGTTAAAGCATAAAGACTCCATTGCAATAACATGTATTTCGTTTGGTTTGTTTTCTATACCTTTTCTTTCGGCTGTCTGCGATTTTGTAAATTCAATTAAAGAAAAATTGTCTGATAGTTTCACCCTGTTCTCCTAGCAATATCCATGTTCTTCGCAATATCCTCTGGATTACTACCTAATAAACTAGGACTGGTTCGGTCAGTGCTCGCTACATTAATCGAAGGAGCAATCACTCGATCCAACGAAGAAACATTTAAAGTTTGTGGTTCAGAACTTATATTACTACTAACTTCAGGTGTTTGTATAGTTAAATTTGATAAATCTAAAGGATCTTTCTTTTGAATAACTGGATCCTCTGGAGTAATTTTCATAAAATCAGTTTCATCAATTAAATCTTGTATCCCCCCAAAAGGATAATCAAAACCTTTTCTGATTGCTTCTTTTCTTTTTGCATCAGAAGGTCTAAATGATCTGTAAGTATCATTCATGATAGAATTTATTTCATCTCTACCAAGACCTTTTTCTTTCATAATCTGTCTTATCTTTACATCACTCAATCCAAGTTTAACTAAATCGTCCTTTGCAAGTTTGAGTTTTCTAAATGCTCTTAGTCTTGCAGCATCTGCTCTCTTGTATCCTTCTAAAAAAGTTTCACTGTCTGGACTGTCTAAAAATAAAACATCGTTAAATAATGTAGACGCTCCAGATCTTTCAGACTTAAACTCTTGAGATTTAAATCCCATAACTTTTTCTCTATCTATTATCTGAGTATTCAAACCAGTGAAAGCTCTGAACAATTCACCACCAGCAGTGTACTGTCTACCAGTTGTAGGCTCAACAGAATCTGGATCCATGAATGTTCCTCTTAAAAAACGACCTGCCTCTGGACTTTTTATAGGAGTAAAACTAAAATCAGAAGCTCCTACGTCTGCTCCTACAGGAACTCTTATTCCTAGTATGTTAGGAGATAAAGTATTCAATACATGTATTAATGATTTTTCTATTTGTTTAGCAGGGTCATCTGCTTCTTTATATACTTTAGCACCAGATCTTGTTTCTCCACCTCTACCAACACCGAAAGATGTAACACCCTCTTTTGGCAAAACATCAGCAAAAGATTCAAAAACCATAGACACACCAAAGAAGGGTTCAAAAAACTCACCCATAGTTTCAAACATTGCATTTCTGACATTTTGAAAACCATCCTTATCTAATTTATTTCCCTCTCTTAAACTTTTAAGCATGGTGTAATAAGGTTTTGATAACATGTCATACGGATTTGTGTGACTAAAATCTATAACTTCCGGATTACCTTTTTCATCCTTACCCACAGGAACAAATTGAGCATTTCTTTGATAAGGTGCGGCAAGTCTATTTATAGCATCTAGATCTTCAGTGCTTGTACCTGTCATCATCTTACCAAATTCTTGTAGTCCAGTTCCTAATAATGCAAAAGATGTAGTTGCACCCATCAAACGTCTAGCACCTAATTCTCTTATTGCAGCATCATCACTAGCTAATTCTTTCATTGCAACATGTGCTATGTTAAATCCTGTTCTTAATATCTCTGCTGGAAAAGCCACAAAGTTACCAAAAGGGGTTCCTCTAAGTCCAACAATTGCCTCTGGAACTAGTTCATAGTTAGGAACAAGGTTACGAACATTGTCTGCTGCAAACTGTTTTAATCTTTCTTCTAACATCTTTGGTGATATCACTTCACCAGGTGCTATGTGTTTAGCAAATTTTTCGTCTGCCAATCGTGTGGCATCTCCTATAAGCTTTAACTGTAGCTCATTGTTGCCTTCTGCCGCTTTATATCCAGCACTTTGTTTTATCTTTTTTATTTCTGCGTTTTGTATTTTTCTTCTAGCATTACGAAACTTATTCATTTCAAAAGTATAATTGTATATCTTCCAAACATCGTCACCACCTTTGTATAAGTCTTCAAATTTTTGAAAAGGTGTTCTGAAAAATTGTTTTAGTTTACTTCTTTCTGTTGCTTTAAACTGAGGGTTTTGTCTGGTTGCAGTTACTTCATCACCACCTGCGGCAACTCTAGCTGCGTATTGAGCTTGATCTTGTCTATCATAACCCATACCTTTTCGTAAGTTGTCTTGTATCTCTCTAAGTTGAGCCGAACTACCAATAACACCTCTTTCTTGTAACTCTGTTAGAAAATCTAACACTTCATTATTCATCTTCATGCTGTCAAAAGTTTTACCACCCAATTTAAGTTCTTTGTCAATTATGTCTCTTAAAACAACATTGACTGATGTGCCCAGACTTGCACCTTTACCAAAGTTACCGTTTGCTAAAGCAAACATGGCAGCAGATGTTACGTTTCTAACTTGAGTAATTGGAGATAAAATTGTTTTTGCATATTGAGAATATCCCTTTAACTTCATCATGGGTTGATAAAGATATCTGAGTAACATTGGGAAAGCATCACCGTCTGCCCATACTTTAGAAGACATGTTGTTGTACATAGCTCTTGGTATGGCATAACCAAACATACTTCCAAAAACACTTTGAATAGGCGAAGCCATTGGATCTGTAGCTTTTAAACCTGCGGTGTCTATAGTTCTACCTAAAATTTCAAACCCTGGATTTTGACCTTGCCAATTTTGAACTGCTTTTCCAATAGTTTCAGCATCTAACTGGCTTACTGATTTTAAATCTTCTACGTTTTCAATTGATTTTGGTAATAATTCTGGATCATTTTTTACCATATTTAAAATTTCGTCATCCATTTTAAAAAATAGTTGTTTTTCTTGAATTATTTCGCCTGTCTTTGGATCTCTAACATTGTTGGCTACATTCTCTGCATTTCTTGCTATAGTCGCTGCAATACTTTCATCTGCACTTTGTTTAAAAACACTTAACATTTTATCAGATGCAATGAAGTTGGAAAGTTCCGATACTGTAGCAACGTATGCTTCTCTAGGATCTCTTATCTCTCCTAAAATTAATCGTTGAACTTCAGTTTCAACTTTTCTTTTTGCTAATAAGCTGGTGTCTAATCTAACATTAAATATTCTACCAGTGGCACCAGAACTAACTCTGGCTCCTCTTTCTTTGTTTATTCTAAGATAAGTATCAACGTATCTTTTTGCTTGTCTTTCTGTTAGTTTAGCAGTTCCACTCATCAACTGATTCATTTGAGCTTCATCAATTGGAACATCTGTATTTTTTAAAATACCTTTTACATGACCATAATTTATACCTTCTCCAGAAAGAACTTTGTCCAGTATTATTTTTTTATCTTCTGGTTTTAAAACATAGTCTTTGTCATTAAATATTCTATATAATCTTCTTAAATACCCACCTTCATCCATGTTTTTTATTAATTGCTTTCTAAACTTTTCTTGAGTCATCTGTCCTCGTTTAGCTGCAACTTCTGGTAAAGCTTTAAATGCGGCAGAATTTAAAATTCTTTTAGATAAATCATCAATGTTTTGTTTTGCTTCACTATATAACTTACCTAGTTGTGTACCACCTAAACCCAAATCTTCTGGGTCTGCCCCTTCTAGAATGTCCATAAAATTATCGACAAGTTTTCTTTTTTCTAAATCGGGTAAGTTTCTGTATGGTTCGGTTTTTAAAAGTTTCTTAATTTCTTTGTCTATATTTTTTATTCTATTTGTTGCTTGCTTAGTTGCTCCTTCTACAAATGGATTAACTAATGATTTAGCTCTAGCAACAATAGGATCTAAAAAACCTCCATATGTAAGAAGTGAAGCACCATAACCAACAACTTTATCTAAAGAAGTAAGATCGTCTGGTTGCTTTAAAATTTTTTGTTTAGTGTCACCTATCTTTTTACCAGTTGCTTCAACAATCTTTTTTGTAGCGGGGATCGTGCCAAGACTAGCAATGTCAAGAATGTTTGCACTTGAACCCATGCCTTCAAAAGGTCTTATTGCTGCTACTTTAGACACAGTTTTAAAACTTGCACCTACGACAGGTGGTAATACACCAGTTGCTACGGCACCCTCTAATCCTACGGCAAGTTTATTTTTTATCTTTTGAAAAGCTAAGTCTCTTCCTTCTAATCCAATTGGACTAACTGTTTGTGTTGGACCTTGTTCAAAGAAATCACCTAATGTTTGTGTTCCATCTGTTGCTACGATTGCATCTGCTAAACCTGCACCAGCCACTTGCCTTGCAACAAGACCAGCTCTTTGTGATTTAGTTAATGCAGATTTTCTGCCTTTTACAACACTACCATATTTTACACCTAGTTCTCTCGCTTCAATAGGATCTATTTCTTCTCCCGCTTCTTTTCTAGCTTTTTCTTTAGCAAATCTTTTAGCCCCTATCTTTGATTTACCAGTTGCGATTCTAGCCACACGACCTGCTTTACCGATAGCAGATGCAGCACCAACACCAGGAAGACCAAATTGTACAAGAGCTTCAGTAACTTTACCTGCCGCACCCTCTGGATCAATTCCTAAAACATCTTTTGTTTCATCAAACCAATTTTCAACGGCTTCAGTTGCATTTGTTCCTGCCGCCAAATCAACAGCAAGAGTAGGAAGTGTAATTACACCTTCAACAATATTAGCTAAACCAGAGGCAACACCTTCACCCGCCTCTGTAAAAAATCCTTCGTATGTATCTGGATTACTAGAGTCGTTTTGCTGTCCTCTTGCAATAACTTTTTCGGCTTCTTCTTGACCTATGTCGTCAGCAAAGAAATAAGATTTGCCATTTATTATATAATCTGGCATTTTTTACTCTTCTTTATTATATTTTATAAATACTTCTGGATTTAAATCTAGTAAGCTCTGTCCTTTTGATCTATCTGTAAAAATTTTCTGCATTCTATTTGTCTGTTTTGAAAAGTCTATTTTTCCATTATTGACTTTAGCAAATTGTATATCTTGACTTGCAATATACGGAGTTTCAACACCACCAGCTGCTTTAATTGTATCGGCTCTTCTTTCATTGTAAGATACTATAGCATCACCTGCATCTCTTTCATCATAGTCTTCTCTACCATCCCAGTTTAAAATTATACCAGAAGAAGTTTGTCCTTTTTTACCAGCAGTTCCTTGTAAAAATCTCTTATCTGTTATTTTACCAGATAGATTTTTAGTTAGTATATTCTCAATATTTTTTACACCATCTGGGCTTGCTTTGATATTGTCAGGTGTAAGAGGTTTACTAGGATCAATAACAGTTATTTGACCAGCTGCTTGTAATATTTTTAAATCATCAGGCATCATTTTTGAGTATGCCATTTCTATTGATTTATTAAAATCATCACGACTTATATTAAATTTCAATGCTTCAAAATTCATATCGGCAAAAGTTTTGAAAAGACTAATAGTTAGTTTTCTATTTGCAACTTCGTTCTCAACTTCTCTTATGAGTCTTGTTTGTTCTTCTCCAACTTCTGTTTTTAGTATATCTGTAATGGCTGACGCTTTTTGAATTTCTAAAGCTTTTTTAGCGATAGCCTCTGATCTACCATCCTTTAATAAAGTATAAATGGTTTTAGTTGCTTCTTTTTTGTCTTCTCTTAAATCGTCTCTTAAATCGCTAATGTCTTTTCCGTAGCCATCCAAACCAACAGTAAAACCTTTTGCAAAGTTTGTTAATGTATTAGAGCTCTCGCCTGCAGCCATAGCCGCACCAGCTTTCATCATATTCAACCAAAATGCCGCTTCTTTGTCTTCGGCAAATTGATCGTCTAAATCGTCTGGATCTGCAAAACCCATTTGTTTTGCTACCTTCTTTGCATCAGCAATTGTAAATTCTTTACCTTCTTCTCTTAACAACTTCATCAACTTAGCAGATTCTTTGTTGTAAGTTGTTCCTAAAAATTCTTTTTCTTTTAAACTTGCTAAATTATTATTTAACTTATCATAAGCAGCACCAATCATTTTAGATTGTTCTTCTATCCCTCCTTTTATATCACCACCATATAACTCTTCAACAGATACATCTGATTTAGGTGTGTCTTTTGTTTGTTTCTTTTCAAAAGATTCATCATCTTTTTGAGTTTTAGCCCCTAAATTTTTTCCTTCTGGAAAAGCAGTGTTTTCTTCAATTATTTTTTTACTAGCTTCATTAATTAATGCTGGGTTTTGAAGAATGTTAGCATTTTCTTGGGACATATCAGAAATTTGTTGATTGTCGTCATCTACCTGAGTAACTCTATCTCTACTCATCTGACCACCTGTAAGAGTGGAAGCACCAACAGGGTTTATGATAAAATCCATAAAACTAAAATCTGTTGGATTATTTTTTCTTTGTGCTATTCTTCCTTCTACACCACCAACATTATATCCTTTGACTGCACCCATCAATTCTGGTGATGATGCAAGTATACCCATAGGTTGTTTAGGCATACCACCTTGACGAAACATTCTTCTGTTTAAAGGATTATCCACTAACTTCTCCTTGGTACTGGTAAACCACTAAAAAAATTACCAAAGCCTCCAGCTTGTCCCACGGCACCTAAACCTGCGATACCTAAACCTAACAATTGAGAACTAGTGCTTGGACCGGGTGTCGTGGTTTTAGAAAATGTCTGTTGTAGTGCTGGAACACCTCTAAAGATATCAGACATAAAACCAATCTGTTGAAATGGTAGAGCTTGTTCTGCAAGTATATTAGCTCTATTAATATCAAGTTGTTTTTGTCCTTGTTGTTGTTGAAGACCACCAATACCTAAAAGTGTATTAACATCTTGAACACCCATCTGTTGACCTAACTGACCAAGAGCCGCGGTCTGTGATCCAAGACCTGCAACGGTTTGACCTAACTGTCCAGTAAGTTGTGCTTGTCTTAACTGTTGTTGTGCAGCTTGTTGTGCTAAGTTTTGTGCTTGCTGAAAACCAGCCGATCTTAATTGTGCACCAGTTCTTGCTTGTTGATCCATAACATCAGCAGCTATCTGTCCTTGTAATACTGCTTGTCTTGATCCACCAAATGCACCTTGACCCGCGGCACTTGCTTGTGCTTGCAGTTGTTGTTGTGCACCTTTGTCTGCAATGTCTTGTTGAGTTCTTGCAATAACCTCTTCTGTAAAAGGATCCATGAATGGTTGAAAACTAGTTGGATCTATTCCTGCTGCCGCAACCCTTTGTTGTGCAGTTCCTAGTTGTCCGATGCCTTGACCAATGGCTTCTGCTCCTTGTTGCAAGAAAGGTGCAAATGATCCCACCCCTTGAAGTGCTGATGCTATTGCTTTTTGCTGTCCTTCTGACAATCCTTGTAATTGCTGTTTAGCAAAAGGCATCTGTGAACCAGGTCCCGTTAATCCTTTTGCACTAGCAAATATATCTGCTAAAAACTCCTCTTGAAAAGGAGCTAGTCTTACAACTTGTTCTTGTTTTACTTGTTGTTGAGTTGCCATTATGCGGCTCCTTCTAATTGTGACATCATATCATACATTCTAGCAGCACCAATATTTCTATCACCACCACCTGCACCACGAACTGCTTTTGCAGTTAGCACAAATTCACCGTCTGATAATCTAGCGGGTACAGAATCTGATGTCCCTGTCCCTGGACCAGTGACCTCGCCTCCTGCCGCCGCCATAATACCTACATCGTCTTCGTCTTTTTGTCTTTTTCTATTATCTTCAAAGTATTGTTTACGTTCTTCTTCATTGTCTAAATTATACAGTTTATTACCAATTCGTCCATACCCTAATCTAGTTGTGCCTTTTGGATACTCTCTCATTGGTTTTTCTTCTGGTTTTTCTTCGTCACCTAAACCCAACAGACCTAATGCAGTACCACCTAAAGCTATTTTACCCATTGTACTCTCTGGTACCATCTTATCAAAAAAAGAACCAATACCAGTATCTTTGACTGATGATACTGGTGCTTCGGATGCTGCACCTTGGAACATAGCTCGTACAGGAGATTCTGCGGTACTAAATTCAAACCCTTTACCAAAATCTTTACCACCCATTGCATACGTTGTAGCACCAGCAAGAGCAGCATTCTGTAATGCTTCTTCTGCACTTCGGCCTGCTGCAAGAGACCCAATACCTGAGCCTATTGATGCACCAAGAGGTCCACCAAAATACATACCAATAGCACTACCAATCATTGGTGCTGCTTTTTTTAATGATTTAGTGATGTTTCTAAATATACCCATATCTTATAATACCAATTATTTGTTATTTCTACAATCCTATATCCTTGATATCGCACTCGTTGTTACCCTTGTCTTCGATAATTCTTGTATACTCGCAACAACATGCAGTCTATCTGCTGTCGCAGCTTGAACCTTCAGCACTTCACCACTTTGCAGTATTAAATCTTTTGTTAACAATTCGATTGTAGTATTAGCTCCTACTGCTTTGACGTTAAATAAAACAAATGTATCACTACCACTAACAAGTTGTACTGTAATTGTATCAGCGTTACCGCTATCTTCTGCTACTAAAATAGAATTAACTATCGCTGCATTGAAATCGGCATCACTAGGAACTGTAAACAAAGTTGTAAGATTGGTTGTGGTAAGATCTAACTTTGCGTTTGTAACACCTTGAATATACTGAGGAATACTAGTGATTAACATTAACGTCTACCATCCTCTCTAATATCCACACGGGGAGTGCCCAACTTATACTTAGTTCCCAGCGATGTGGAATCAATTCTTAATGCAAAAGATCTGCCTCGTAAACGATAATTTAGTTTTTCAGTAAACTGTTCTACTGGACTAGTTGCAGATCGTTGTGCTGTATTAGATGTTGACTCATTAAAATTAGCACCAGGGTTGTTTCTTGACTTCATTGTAAAAGCTACATCTGGATTCACACTTGTTGATCCACTGAACTTAATATCTGGTATAACCTGTTTCAGTGATAAAAACCTATCTCCATCGCCTATATCAATAGAGGCAGACTCAATGAAAGATGTCATGGCAGATCCGTCATCATCATACCCTACCTCATGGTTATAGAGATACTGATTGCCTGCTGCTTGCGGCAAGTTCCTTATACCCCTATCAAGCCATGCCTGTCTTGCAAGTGTTCCATAATACCAAACTTTTTCTGTATAGTTATAGGCGACATATTTATCTACGACTGTCCCACCAGTAGAAGATGGATAAAACCACAATATTTCACTAAACTCTGAATTAA